CCTATCAACTCCAAATTTGTATTTGTGGATGTTCCCCAAGTACCGGACTCATCTCCAGTTGATATTTCCTTGAGCCTTAAATCATTTACATAAGTCGCCATACTATGCTACCTCTTTCCAATCAGGAGTTTGTCCGTCATCCACTGAACTCCAACTTGGTGTTTGTGAATCAGAAATCGTTGACCAAGAAGGTGTTTGTCCGTCATCCACAATACTCCATACCAAAACACTGGCTGTAGATACTTCAACTTCATTACCTGTAACTTCGACCGCTGCCTTGGCAACCACTGTGACAGAAGCGGTATATGCAGTAGACGCATCACTGGTAACTTCAATCGTGTTATTCGTGACAAGCGAGACTGAGCCGACCGCAGAAGTTGCCACATTCCCGCTTGCAGTGACTGCCGCCTTACCCGTAACAGTAACGCTGGCCGTAGATACGGTTGTCGAGTTTCCTGAAGCAGAGACACCCGCTGCGGCAGTGACAGTGACGGAATTAACAGACGCTGTTGATCCCGGCAATGCCTCTTCTGCGTTACCCCAAGTGCTCTCACCCCAAGCAATATTGCTAGAGTTCCAGCCTTGCCATGCAACTTTTGCGTTAGCCACATTATCTACTCACTACGCGATTCTGATGATGGCATTACTCGCATCTGCTGCGGGAAATGTGATCGTGAAATCGCCTGCCGTTGAAGTCTTGTCGCCACCGAAAGCCAGAACCACCACTGCACGGTTCGCACTACCTGCGGTTGTACTGGAATTATAAATCAATGCCCCGTTAGCTGTAATCGTAGCTGTTGACCATGTGGAGTCCGCGAAATCGGTCAGGGCTGTAGTCCCTGAAGTGGAGGGATCGACATTCGTGAGAGTGTTACCTCCCGCTGAATAATTTGTACCCGAAACTTCATTCGTGGTTGTGTATGCAGTCGTACTGGCACTCATGGTCGAACTCGATGTATAGAGCGCGATCTTGAATGTGTTGCCTGTTCCCGTGGTTGTGGTCGTGCCTCCGCCTGAGCCGTTATGAAAGTTGTGGATGCCCTGCAACAACTCAGACTTAAAACTCGTAGTTACTGCTTGTGTATGTGCCATTAGATTTTCCTCAAAATATCCGCCATGTCCTCATGGCCCTGTTGCGTTAAAATATTATAAAGACTGGTCCTGTCACTCTGGATTGAATCCTTACAGGCTTTCAAAATAACATGATATACCCTTCTCTTAAATGCCTCTGCCTGTTCTTTGACAATTGGGTCAGCACAATCTGCCACTGACACTATTTTTTCTATAGATCGACTTGCTATCTCTTCTGGGGTAAATCCCCTGTACTGAGTTGTTTCTACCTTCACTTCCCCTACTGGAGATTTGATATCAATATCAAGCATCAAGTAACTTGCTGTCTGACTGTACCAGTTCTATAAGAATCCTTTGTATCCCGACCTTCTCCAAGAACCTTCAATCTTGACATACCTTCCTTGAACCTGATTTCATAATTTTTCATTATATCCGGCTCACCCTTCATAAAAGTATAAGCCTCTACCAATGAACCGTATAAAAGAGTATCCGCTGCATTAGTCCCAATCCAGCTTGTTCCGTCTCCAGATGCAGTAATTGAAGTTGGCCTGTACTGGTAATGCAATTCGGTTGTCAGATTGGCATTCGGGGTAGGTCCTAATATAAAAGAATCATTATCAAATAATGAATAATATTTTGGAATTCCAGTAGTACTGCTTACTGGATAGGCTTCCCTGATGAAATTTACTTCCTTAAATTGAAGATACTCATATCCGCTGTTATCAACTGCGAGTGAAAACGGAGCAAGAAAATCAGATGGCGTAGATAAATAAGCATTTCCAGAAGTTGTTGTACCAGTCACATTTTTTCTGAAAAACGGAAGGTATACATTTTTTAATATGCGCTCTTCTGCCTGAACAATAAATTCATCCAGATAGCTATCAAATGTAGTTTCACTATTCTGGGTATAGTCCTGTATGGCAGATTTTAATGTTGTAAATGTCCAAGCCATTAGGTCACCACCTTAACCTTACCAACCTTTCCTGTCATTTTAAGCCCGACAGTACTGGAACCAAATTCTGTTACGCCGCCTCCAACAGGATTAAACGCATAATAACTGGTAGAGGATTTTTCTCCACTATCCGCCCTTGGATTATACAAAGCCTGAGGATCGGTAAATTTTACCTTACCAAGCTGTAACTGAGGATGGTCCTGATCAAAACAAGAAGAGCATACCCTCAATCCATTCCTGACCTGATCCTCTATTTCATACTTGAGTTCCGAAAGTTTATAGGTAAACCCGCACCTGTCACAGAGGCCAAGCGCCCTTTTCCCAGCAGCATATGCCATTTACCTGTAACTCGTATTATCTGGGACAAAACGAACTGTAGACCTGTCCCTGTCTGCATCACTAGCATCACGCCAGAGTTCATTGTATCTCTGCTGTAACATCGGAATCCTGTTCTGCGCCTGAACTGACTTGCAGGCAAGATTATAGGCCAAGGCATAGGTCAGGCATGGAAGGTATCTGGCAGGAACATCAGCATTATTACTTGCGACAGTTCCAGCGTCCTCGATCCTCTGGATGTAGTCATAAACCAGAGTATAGGTCTGAGAGCCGTCTGGTGTAGGCCAAAGAACAATACTCATAGAACTTGTCCCTTTATCCACATAGTACTGGGTAGGCTTGGACTGGGTCAGTTTATTTGCCAGATGGTCGTAGGCTGTTCTTGATATACGGATAAGTGCTTGATCCTGTTGCTTATTTACATCAGCAGCATCTGTCCTTATAAAAGCATCCACCACTTCCATCGCACTACTCTCAAGTGCATACGAACTGGTTCCTTCCACAAGGGTATCTGTGGCCTGTTCTATTGCCCACAAGTTAAGTCCCTTGTTCTGCCACTCAAGAAATACAAGATTCAAAGCCCTTTTGGCACTTTTGAAATCATACCCTGTACGAAGCTCCATCCCACACAGGTCAAAAGCTTCTTCCATGATATCAGCCAAATCAAGATTAAATGTATAAGTTCCGCTCGTTGCCATTTACCGTATATCCCCTAATATTAATATTTTATATTTCAAAATCAGAAGGTTTAGGCTTCCACTTAGGATTGGGTACAGATTCACCATGAACTGTTCCCCTACCAGAGGGCGCAGGATATAAAACCTTTGTTGTTGGAGAAGGATTATCCGAAGACTTTTTAAGTTGTTTAGCAGCTGTGGCTCCCATATATCCTACAGCAGTGGCAATAGGATTTATGGCAATTCCTGCCGCCAATGCTCCTGCTTTACCTGCTGTTTTTGCGTCTTGAGCTAATCTCTGTTTGCCTAATGCTTTTCTGTCTCTATGGGATTTTCTCATAATATCTTTCCACGCGATTTCTGGTTTGCCTTTACGGCCCTAAGCCTTCTCTTTGCGGCTTGCTTGGATGAAGATTTACCTTTTACATTCTTGATCTTCCAGCCACCCTCTACTTTCCTGATAGGGGGCATCTTAATATTTTGGTTTGCGCTTTTTCTCAGCACCTTTAACAACCATCCCTCTGGTGCTGGCTCCTCTACCCCCGCTTAGATTAGAGGCAGGAAGATCATCCTCTACTCTCCTTAGCTTTCCGGGTCCGCCCTTATTATAAGGTGTTCGGTCCCTGAATTTTCCAACGCCTCCCTTGCGGTATCCCCTTCTCTTACTTCTTATGGTTCTCGACATATTTGCACCCCTACTTATTACACGCAATAAAAAACCATACCGACCGCTACAACAGACGGTATGGTTTGATGAACACTTTTCTACCTCTTCTTGGAAGTCTTCTTCTTGGAAGTCTTCTTCTTAGAAGTCTTCTTCTTAGAAGATTTTTTCTTAGAAGACTCTTTCTTCCTTCCACCTACATAGGCTTCATTGACTTCTGGAGTTTCAGGATCATCAGCAATATATTGACCAGAATCATCTCTGGCCCTTTTCGGATCAGACAGTTCAGATAATTTTCTTTTAGCATCATCTAGGTCATCTGGGCCGAAAATAAGCTTATAAATTCCATCCTCACCCTTTTCCAATACATTGTATTGAGGTGGAAACTGACCATTTTCAGCAATAACAAAGTCACTCATAGAGTATCTCCTCAATCTGAATAAACTTTTATCATCTCTAAAATAATCGAATAAGTATCACCAGACGAAGCTCCAGTTGTAGTAAATTGGATATCTCCAGTCTTACCCGATCCTGCATTATTAGGAATACCGCCAAAAGAAGTAAAATCCAAATGTCCGTTACTACTCTCTGCAAGATCAAGCAATAAAACGTCAGAAGTTGCATCAAGTAATAATTTTACAGACATACCAACGATTGCGTGACTTACCCGAAGTACCCTAACTTCTGAGCATGACGTTCCAGAACTGTTCGAAGCAAGTGCGGATACATCTACTTTGGTAACAGCGGATTCGCCACTGCCATCGCTGACATTGGTAAACTTCATCACAGCAATCCTCTCTCCATCATCAATGGTTTGAGAAGTAACAGCATCAGCCATTTTCTGTCTCCCGTCTTAACACATCTAACCTAAATTCATATTAATCAATGAATACTCGGTATCTGCTGATACAGCCATTACATCACCAACTTCTTGTAGTACGTTGTCAGTTGCTGGTGCAACACCGCCTGCTGTACCGCCAGAGCGAACTGCTGCATTACCTACAACCAAAGTGCCTACTGTGAGAAGTGCTGCTGGTCCTTTTATAACTGCCCAACCATAATAGTCTGCTGTCATATCAACGACAGTAGCTCCCATCAACGCACCTGTTTCTGTTGCTGGTGCAACAATTAGGTTGGTATTTGGGTTCTCTATTAGAGATAGTTGTGAGCTAGTTGTTAGTGCAGTCGCTAAATCATCGTAGCAAGTAATCTCAACAGAAGGGTCCTCTGAATGATCGTGTGCTGGATTGGATTTTACTCTAAGGCATTGTCCTTCACCATTCACATCATTTACCCAAAGATAGCCATCTGCATATTGGTTAGCTGTTAAGTCAGTACCCCCAGTTTCAACAGATATTACAGTTTCACCTGCTGCTACTGCTGCTGTTGCTGTCATATTAGAGTGATGAGCAACTACTGCTGCGTGTTGAAGAAGTTTACCAGCAGTTACTGCTGTTCCGCCTATTTCAACATAACGATAAACATTATTACCGTAAACCAGAGTGCTTCCCAGAGGGAAGAGTTGCGAGGAACTTTCTGTGTAGGGATCAACTGTCCCGTACTGGCTCCCCCCTTTACCGACTATAAGGTCAGCAGGCCCATATCCTGTTGCTGCTGCATACTGAATATGTCCACCATCATCAGTATAGACATTACCGTCTTTGTTTATTACAAAACCTTCAGTAACGGCCCCTGTCGTTGAATTGATATCAATGGTTTTAAAACCATTTTCGGAGCGTACTGCTCCTGTGAAAGTTGTATTAGCCATTTCTTTCTCCTGTCTCGGCTAGTGTCTGCCACACGATGTGACAGTCAGGAAAAGGGAAAAGGAACGCCCGAAGGCGTTCCGATTCCTGCTTTCAGTCTACGAAGCTCCCGGCGATCCAAAGATACCAAGTGGATCACTTACTCCAAAAGAGTATCTCTCTCTCGCTTTATACCGGACATTACCGGTATCGAAGTCTCCATCCATATTGGTACTTAGTGCCGACCTCGTGAAATGCTTCATTCCATCAGGAACGTCAGTGATCAGGAAGAAAGCATTTGTATCGGTCAAATAATTATTGACCGCATAGCCCTCTGGAATCACACCATTCGTCTTGATTGCATTCACATCATTATCAGCAGTAGCTACCCGATAAGTACTTTCTAGTAATCGTGTAGCAGCAAACTGAAGATCAGTCGGAATAATAAGTTTCTTCGGCTTTGCAGCAATTTTCAAACCCCTTTCGTCAGTCCACTTAGAGATTTGAATTACAGCATTCTCAAGCGAAGTCTCGTTCAGGTCAGCCGCAGTAGATGGCCTATTGCTATTGGTTCCACCAGTAACAAGCGGATGTGCTGTGCTGAAAAGAGCCACATCATCACCTGACTTGAAAGTAGTGGAGAAACCATTATTTAGCGGATAAGCCGCCTTTACCTGCTTCGTGTACGCCATCGCCCTTGCCAGCGCCTTGGTATATCTACCAGAAACAGAAACATAGAGATTATCCTCCATTGCCTCTTCCGTGATAGAAAAACCTAAAGCGATAGTTTCGTGCGTGTAACGTGCAACAAAGGACTCCTGCGCCGTATCGTATTCGATAGCGGAGCCTTCATCCTTTACCGGTGCAGCGCCAAAACCTGACAGTTTCAGTTCCTCTTCGAATGAACGCTCGGAATTCTCAGAAGAGTAAATTTCCGTGTGTTCATTTTCGTATCGAGCATAACTATCTCCAAACAAGGCATTTAAGCCCGGAAGGAGTTGTTTAAGCTCATTAGCTCTTGATATAGCAGCCATGATTTACCCCTTACTAGCCTACGCCAGTTGCATTGAGCAATTGATGCCCTACATTAAACATAACCAACACATCCGTGTAAGCATCACCAACCGCGCTGTCAGGACCATCGATAAAATCGATAATCTTTACAGGCAATGTATTGGTGGTTGCAACAGTAGATATGTCAACCGAATTTTTACTCGTACCGATAGCCGTAGAGCCAGCGGTCTGCACAACAGCACAATTCTTGCCAAGGTCATCTTGGTCAGCAGCGCCATCGCATTGCATACGCATGATCAGGTACGGGTCAGAAGCAACATACGCCACAATATCATCCGCAGCCGTTGAGGCTGGGAAATACTGGTTAGGCGTGAATTGCTTCGTGGTCGGATCGGTATATGCACATCCAACAAAAATCCCAATCGGAGTCAACGCAGTTGTCCCCGTATCTTTCTGTATGGTCGTATTGGGATTATCATCGCCCCACTTCACAAAATCGCCAAAGAAAATACTTGTCCCGTAGGCGTTTTTGATTTTGTAGTGCGTGATCTTGTTATTAAATGCACAAGATACCAGCGATCCAGTAGGTCTCGCTCCGTGTGGAGCAGCTGAAGCAGCCATAGTATCTCTCCAAAAAAATTAAACAGAATGCGACTTCACGAGTCGCGCCCGAAAGAGGTTCTCGATTTGCGCTCAAAGACTTGCTTTGTCGCCATACGGGAATCCTGATTCTTAAAGTAAACATTGTCCACAGAGTCCATCTGTTGTTGAGCCATTTTGCTAAAATACTCATCACGGGCTTTCGCCCTTTCTTCAGGCATCTTGCACAATAATAACCCACCTATTTCCACATGGCCCTTCATCGCCCAGTCAGATTTATGGTCCATCATATGCATCTGGAGTTCAGGATGATCCTCAAGCTTACAAGGCTTCCATCCCTCCCGAAATCTTTTGGACACATTCGTAACATCAGTTTCTCCAGTAACACTGGTTCTGATATAACGAAAAACCCATCCCGGTTGTGGTGTAGGGTCAGGCAAATTAGATGGATTTTCCCAACTTTCATATCGCTGGGTAGCCTCCCGGCTTTCTGAACCCCTCGGGGTGCGCTCTTCCTGCTCTTCAGGCAAACTTTCAGTCAAAAGCTCTTTCTCGATATTATCTACCGTTTGATCCTGCTCAGACATACAAGTTATCTCCTCAAAAGCTCCTTCGCATACTGTTCAGGCGTTATCCCAAGTTGGCGAGCTAGTCTAACTTGGCTACCTTCCAGTTTTATTTCACGAGTAGCTTTCCCGCTATTCCTCGTGGCTGGTGCAACAACACTCGATGGTTGCCGCCTCTCAGGCTGCGCTTCCACGACAGCCTCAGATGTTGATTGTATACCATAAAATGATGGAAATTGCGCTTTCATCATAGTATCGACTTCTTTGTAGTAACGATCTGGCTCCTTGGCAGGATCAACTCCAGACCCCTGAAGGTGCTGGTCAACCCACATTGAATAGGCAGTCATCTCCCTCTGGAAGGGTTCTGATCCCATAAACCAAGGGTTCCTGTTCGCCCATTGCTGCATATCAGGATCAGGCTGCGCCTGCTCTTCTGGCTGAGGCTGGGGCTGATTCGAAAACTGCTGTGCTACGTTATGTTGTAATTGCTGCGCATAATTAGGAGACTGCTGCTCTGCCAGAGTAGCCTTTGACAGCTGCTCCTGAGCCTTACTCATGGCATCCGCGTCCCCGTCATCATAAGCTTTCTTGAACTGGGCCTGCGCACTATGCTTGGCCCATTGCGCATTATTCAGTGCCTGTTTATTCAAGGCTTCGGAACCCGAAGTCAGCATTGCCTGAAGGCGCTGGTTATCAGACATGAGAGCCTTCATCTGTCTGGCAGCTTCGTTACGTTCCTGCTTTATAGATTCTTTTTCCCTCTGCTCCTGACTGTACTGGTATTTAAGGTGGGAAATACGATCCCCTGCACGTTGGCTGAGTTCAGATATTTCGTTATCCACCTCAGAAGGATCATGTTCACTGGAAGAAGATTTTTTTTCTGGAATCTCTGGAGAATCCTCCACAACCTCTATGCTCAGGTTGTCACCAGAGACGGTATCCGTAATTTCCGTTTTTACCCCAAAAAACTTTTCTTCTTCGGATTGTCTTGGAATCTCTGCCTCAACTTTATTTTCTTCACTCATGTCCTGACCACTCCTGTCGGGTCTTCAACCACCGCTTCCACGGTATCATCGTTGATAAGCCTGAACTCTTTCCCGTACATTTTGATTCTGGTTCCAGAATATGACCTGAAAACCACCCAATCCCCTTTCTTGCACCAAGGCCCAGAAGGAAACCTCGCGGAATCATTGTAGCAATCTGGCCCAAGATCAAGCACATAAGCGCAGATATTGCTGACTTCCTCGTCCCTGATCGTTTGTTTCGCCTTAACAATGCCACCTTCGGTCTTCTCTTCCGCATCTGGCATAACAACCAGTATCCTCCATCCCTTAGGGTTTGGAAGCTGGCTTTTTGTATCCAGTTCCCGAACTGGACTCTTAACCGTCTGATTCAATGAATTTACCTACCCATTCAAACATCTCTCTTTCGGCAAGAGAAAGACCTTCCACAATTCCTACCATTTTCTGGTATTCACCAAAATCCTTGCAGCTGCCCCCAGAAAGATGATCGGTATGCTCACTCTTCATCTCTGAGAACCGTCTTTTCAAAAAGTCAGAAAGTGATTGCTCTTTGAAATCATTCCTCATTAGTTTTGTTATCTTTAGCTACCTGTATCCCAATGTCAACACCTTTTCTGTAATCCTCTCTGGCCTCTTTATCCTTTTGTTTTTTCTCTTCTAGCAAATCGCTAGCAATTTTCTGCCCTATACTGGCCCCAGCAATCCTCTCCTGAGAATCAATCCTCTTGTTTTCCACTGCATCCTTGGCCGCAGCCTTTTGTGCTTCAAGCTGAATTTTTGCCTGATCACTCTGCGCCTTACGCTGCACTTCGGATTCCTTGATCTGAAGTTCCTTCTGCTTGGCCTGTATCAACGGGTCTTCCTGCTGTTCCTGAATTCTCTGCTGTTCCGCCTTCGCTGCATTCGTTGCAGCTACCCGGGTCGCTGCCTGCGCAACCAGAGCAGAAATACGCTTCTCCACATCGGGCGGCAGAGGCTCCCCTACAGGCGGAAGCTGGGTCCCCATTTCCTGCTCGACCTGCTCCCTGAACTGCAGGGCAAGATGTTCCGTAATATAGGCAGAAGCCGTCATCATTATCATCTGTGCATTCGGGGCCTGTTCCAGTTTCTGTGTAATATTCGGGTCCTGTTGCGCAGATGTAACGGTCTGTATGTGTGCTTCATGGTCTTGGAATTCAAAAGCTTTTACTGGAACTCCATTCAGGAGGTTCTGAACAGCCGTCACTGGATCAACAGGAGGGACATCATTCTTATCTGGAATAATATCTTCTGCATCCCTGATACCGAGTACATCGAGCATCTGCCTGTGCAGTTTGGGAAGGTCATACATCTGTGGTGACTGGGAGGCCAGTTGCAGAGCCGCCTGATACTGCATGATCCTCTGCGCCATCGTGGCGGCATTCGGGTCAGAAACAGGAAGAACATCGATCCTTTCATCGAAATCTTCCATCTTGACCGCTTCTTCCTCTTCAACTTCGTAGGGATAGCTTGCATCCGTGAAATCCTTGACGATAGTGACCAGAATCCCAAATTCCTTGCGCATGGATGCGTGTAACCTAGCCTGTACCGCACTCATTACCTTCATGTTCCTCTCAAGAAGGGCCAGAGTCGTACCCACTGGGGCCTGATTATTCATATCTGAAACCTTCAGGTCAGTAATGCTTGCAAAACGCCTCCCCTCTTCTACGATATTTCCCAGTAACTGGTACAGGGTTGCGCTCGGCTCCTTGTAGGGAAGGAAGGTGATATTGTCCCGAATAACCCCGCCCGGCACATCCACATCACGGAACTCGCCCGGCATGATTGGCGTGTCATCGCCCTTGATACGCAATCCACGCGCCTTGAGGCCACCCGGTAAATTGGAAAGAGTCCCCGCATCCACGAGTTGCCTGAGAAGACTGGTTGCAGACTTTGACAGGCCGCCAACAAGATGGACCAGACCTAGCCCGTAGAATCCCAGACCGGGCAGGTACTGGTAATGGACAAAGTGCATCCTGCGTAATTTTTTAGGGTCATCCTCATAATAATTCCTTCGGATGCTGAGTATGACTCCAGACGGATAGTCCAGAGTAACTGCATAGGGCAACGCAATCCCAGTAGGCTCACCGTTTTCGGAGGTATCTTCAAACCCGACCAGATCAAGGTCTACCTGCATTTCAAGTAATTCATGGCGGTTGTCGTAATTAAATACATCCATTTCGCCAGTCATCTGGTCATATTTCTCCGTGATATCGCTTGAACTGGGTGTTGCGTCTGGAAGTTCCACATCCCTGTAAAAGCCGCTAACCTGCATCTTCCTGATGTCATTGGTCGATTTTTTCATTACATGGGAGGCTCTCTCACAGGTCTCAAGGTCACTGGCCCCGTAATTCACCACCACATCCTCAGCAGGTACAAAAATACCGCACGGCCTTCCAAGGTTATGATCGTAGTATATTTTCCTGAAAGCAGACCCTGCCAGAGGAAGTGAGAAAAGCATCTTCTCGGTCTCTGACCGATATTCAACCATCTCATGGGTGAGAAGGTAGTTCAGGTAATTCTTGACTCTTTCACCCTGAGATTCTTTCTCGTCTGTTATTTTTCCTACAATCTTGATCCTGACTGGTCCCTGAGCGGGAAAGATTTCAGAAATCGCCTGTGACTGGAACCGAACCACTGCCTCACTCAGCATGGGATGGAAGACCCCGCAAGCGCCAGCCCAAGGTGCTGTCCTTTCCTCGATCTTCAGCCCAAGCTGGTCAAGTCCCTTGATATAGGCTTCTTCCCATTCAGCGCGTGATTCCTTATCCGATTTAAATGACTGGACAAGTTCAGAGCCTATTCTCTGAAGTTCATCATCTTCAATAAAATCAACAAGATTGGAATTAAAATCCTGATCCGTTGTCTCTTTTCGGTTAGGATCAAAATCAATAATCATCCCCCCGTCTTCCGTATCAATGGATACGGACTCTGGGTTCTCTATCGCGATAGAGAGTGCCTCTTCTGGTTCCTGCTCCACAAGACCCTCAATAGGTGTTGCTGGGTTTCGTTCTATAGCCATAGATAACTCCATTTCTCCTAATAATAATCCGCTATCCTGTTCGGCTCCATCGGCTCATCTTCCTCGTCAGATGACAGGGAAACAAAACCTCCCTGCCTGAACCTGAGCAACGCCTGAGTACTGCTGTCCACCAGATCATCATGCTGCATATTCGGAAATCCAGCAAATTCCTCCACCACTTCTTCGGCCCATCTAGTCTTTGGACACCAGACCACCCCAGAAAAGAACAGGTCAGCAACCGCATTAACCCTCGCAATCTTGTCATTTCCACGGCTAGGCGTGTATTCAGATACGGGAATACCGATCTGCCTCAACTCGAAAATGAGCGGAGTACCTGCAGCTTTCGCTTCCACAATGAAAGCATCTGGCTTGTAGGCCCTGTACTTTTCCATTGCAGTCTTCTTCAGGTCTGGAAATTCAAGCCTTTCCTTGTAGGCATCGAGCAGGATCAGGTTTGGGGCCATTGTCCCCTCATCCTTGTTTTCTAGGTAGAAAACCCCCCATGTAGTACAGGCAGAATAATCAGCCCTCTCTGTTTTCAGGAAGGCAGTATCCCATGACTGGATAACAAACTCGCATTTCGGGGGATCGATCCCGCTCCATTCCTTCCACCACTCCCGTTTTACGAGAGCGCCTTCTTCAGATGTCGGGTTCTGCTGATACTGGGCAGACCATTTTGAGGTAGGCAGTTCAGAGCGTAACGCCTCAAGCTCCTCCAGTTTCCAGAATTCTTCCCAAAGGGGCCTGCCTGATGGTAAAATAGCTGGTAATTCAACCACTTCCCACTGATCGGAGCCTCCTCTTTTGACGCTAGCATCGACCACTTCACCTGTAAGGTCTTTCTCGTGCCACCGCGTCATCACGACTACTATGGCCCCGCCGGGCTGGAGCCTCTGCCTCGGCCCAGAGGTATACCACTCATAAGTACGCTGGAAAACATTGAAGTCTGCGCTAGCGCCTTCCTGCTCCGAATGCGGGTCATCGATAATCAGCAGGTCTGCGCCCTTACCCGTTACCGCACCGCCCACACCGATGGCGAAATACTCCCCTCCACGGTTCGTATTCCACCTGCCTGCAGCCTTGGAGTCGGCCTGAAGGCTGGTTTTGGGGAAAATCTTTTTAAAATCAGCACTATTGACCAGATTCCTGACCTTTCTGCCGAACCCCACAGCAAGTTCAGCAGTATGGGCAGTCTGAATAATCTTCTTTTCGGGGAATCTTCCGAGAAACCAAGCAGGAAGAAGGTAGGAAGCAAACTCAGACTTGGTATGCCTAGGCGGCATATTGATAATAAGCCTCTTCAAGTCCCCTTTTGCAACCCTTTCAAAGGCTTCGGCCATGATCGAGTGATGAGCACCTTCGATAAAGGCAGACCACATCTCTTTCACAAAGGGCATGAAGTTCTGTCCGCAGGCTTGTCTCGCCCTAGCGTCCTGTAATTCATCCAGCAGGACCAGAATTTCCTGCTTTTGCTCGATGGAAGCGTTTTGTAACTGGGTTAGTGCAACATTATTCATAGGACGAAAACATATGAGTTGCACGTTGCGTCTACTAGGGGAATGCAACCTGCAACTCGTCTGCAAGAAGAAGAGGAAACAGGCTTTCCTTTAAGGTGAACTATTACTGTGATCCAAAACATCCGGCCTGCTCCTCCCCATAATAAGATATAACTTAGTAAGAACTTCTTTCTGTATAGAATCTCTTCCTAGATAGTTGCCTTACTAAATACCATTGTATTAATCATTCATAGCTAATACCTCTTACTAAGTACTATTTAGTAGAAGCTACTTACGGGGCGTAAGTAGCTCAAGATTTTAGCATCTGACCACATCTTCACACGAAACTCAAATAACTGGGCCATTGTCTGCGCAAATACCAAAAAATACCGGCCGGGTATGGCGTAATTCGGGTAAAAATAGTGAAAACAAGGGGTGGTATGGGCAAAAAAGGCTGTGATTTCAGTAATATAGTACCGGTGGGGTATGAAAAGTGGGCTATGGATGAGCAGATCACTATGTAAATACAGTCGGTCGCTACACCTTTTTTCTTCCGTGGGGGGTGGGTGTCTGTCGGGCGCGGGAACTACGGGATGGAATCTGTAAGTTATTGATTGTCAAGGGTTTTTTCCTTTCTCAGTCGGGTTCTAAGTTACTGATTTATAAGGATTTTCTCAACTCATTATTCTGCCTTGGATCGGCCACTCACCCGCTCAGGCGCACTCAGGGCGCGCACAGGCGTGGCGCGTCTGTGTGTGAGTCCAGTGAAGGTCATGTCAGGCCAGTAGCTCAGACAGCCGTTGGTGTAGCTCAGACTCGATTTCCTCAGGTGACCTCGACTCTTCGCGCACCTCCACCTTGTCGCTGAACAGTGACACATGATCAAGCTTGCCGAGAAGTTCGAGTGCCCGTACCCGCGATGCGTCAGACTCTGCTTCGGTGCTCTCTGTGTAGAGCCGTGAGATAACGTGATTCCTGATCCTAAGCGCGGATGCTACCGACTCGTGCTCTTTCCTCTGCAATGCACGTTGCAAGCTTAGTGCAATCTTAGGAGTCGCTAGCAGCTTGCTGGCTTCGACTTCTACCCACTTTGGTATCGAACCATTCTTGTTCAGCCTAACGCTGTACGCCTCTGCGTACGCCGCCTTGTGACTACCCAACTTGCCGCGCGAAACTGCGTCAACAAATGCACGTTGCTTTTGCGTTAACGTGAGATCAATCTGCGGGACAACTTCCAATTTTGCTTTCGGTTTTTTGACCATAATTCCTGCGCAACCTGAGATTGTTTTTGGCTCAGTAAAATATTATCTCGTGCCACTAACCAAAGCTACGCTTGCACTTAGCTATCGTGTGCAGTTGATGTTGCGAATGATGTTTGACTGATCTAAAATTCTTAGTAGAAGTGATATGCAGCAAGTTTGATTGGATCAACCCTCATATCATGAAACCAGTCCCCGAGGGCCTGCGGTTGTTTCAACACTGTCGCGATGACACGGTTCGAAATGTCCGCAAGTCAAATCGCTGGAACTCCATCAGGAGTTAAGAGGTAGCGGGTAGAGCGGAGAGGTTCACCAAGTGAACCAAGACCGCCAGAAAATCCAACAAGGAAGCCTTGTCTTTTGGTTGGGTTCAGTGCAGGCGGTTAGTCTTGCTAGGAGTACCCTCGGGGAAAGCAGGACGGGATAAGTTTTTTGATGCAACGTCAACAAGAAATTCCCAACGCTGTCGAATCTGAATTCATCAGGCCAGAATAAAAATAGCGGCGAAGACAATCGGACTACGTTGGGACCTTCCTCCAAGGGTCGAGCTAGTGTGGCGACTAGCTCCTGAAGATGATAGCCAGAACAAAATATTGACTAGTAAATATTTTGTTTTAAATCGAAACCAATTCACTTGGAGGTGAATAAAATGACTGCTAAAGCATTGAAAGAAAAGTACCGACAAACCAACTACCGAAAGACGATTCGCGCACACAAGAAACAGTGTCGCATTCGCGCTGAGCGGCAGGCTAAAAATAAAGGTAAGTGGATGTCGTTGGTGGAGTCTGTAAGTGCAATTTCGATTCACGATGAAATTGATTCACTCGCGGAACCCAGACATTGGGTAGCGGTGGCAAAACTTCTCAAAAATCGTTTTGCATAATTTGTAAACCAACTGAAGAGCTAGCGAAACTCTAGCGAAACGATTCGTAATGAAACTTGTTTTGTATAACAAGTTTTTCCTGTTCAAGGTTGAATCGTCTTGGTGTAACCCATTTTGGGTTACGTTTTTTTAGCTTTTGATTTCATTTACTTGGAGGTAATCGTGAAAACAAATCCAACAAAAGCAGTGCAAGATATTCTCAATTGTTTGAAGGCCAACCATGTGCCGTATCTGGAGGGACAAGTTGGTATCGGGAAGTCGGCCATCGTAGATGTGTGTGTGAACATACTTCGCGGTGATCGGAAGCTCGTTACTGACAAGGAATCCCTCCCGCTAGCTGTTGCACCCCCAAAGGGTTCATTCGGCTATGTGTCGGTGCGACTGGGCTTGTATGAAGCGGTAGATTTTGGCGGCTTGCCGCACATCATGTTCCGCAAGGACAACCCAGATATTGGAATTCAGCAACGAGCATTTCTTGAGAATCTTCCACAGTCTGGTGAAGGCGTTTTGTTCTTGGATGAATTTGCACAAGCTCATGCTTCGTTGCAAAGCATCATTGGACAATTGCTCCATGAGCGTAGGCTTGGGTCCTATATTTTCCCGTCAGGTTGGCGAATAGTGTGTGCTGGAAATCGGAGTACAGACCGTGCTGGTAGCAACAAGGTTCCAACCCATGTGGTCAGTAGGGTTCAGCTTATTGAGTTCGAAGCCAGCACAAAGGAATGGTTGATCTGGGCAGCGAAGAATTATGTTTCCCCGTTAATTACGGGTTACATATCTTACCAACCCGAAAACTTGAACGTCTTCGATCCGAAGATTGCGGGACAGCAACCGAGTTCAAGAAGTTGGGTGCGCCTTAGCGACATATTAATTGTCGCACCAGAAGTTGTTAAGAACGAGGACGACTTGCAGCGCACTACGTCACAATCTATTGGTGATGCAGCGGCGATTGATTTTGCAACATTCGTTAAGCTTCAAAACGACATTCCCAATCTGTCGGAGATTATGAAGGACGGCGGGAACGTCCAAATTCCTGACGACAACAAAATGCACTACGCCACTTGCATAGCGTTGGTCCACACAATGAAAGAAGCCGAAGCAGGCGAAGTGACTGGCTACTTTGAAAACGCACTCGCGTACATTCAAAGGATGCCAAGTGATGAGTTTGCGTTCTTCTTCATGCGTCAGGTAATTGGTCAGCGTCCTGACCTTGCTGAGACTTCTATTTATTCCGATTTCAAAATCGCCAATCAGGCTTTTGAAATTTAAAACCACTGATGAGACCTGCAGGAATTCCAATTCCAAATAATTATTTACCAGTAAATATTTATTCGGTGAGGGCAGGCGAAACGCGCACGGGAGGTTGCGCGTTTGGGGATGCACTTTGTGCATCAATTTATAATTGGTTAAACATGATCACTTGGAGGTGAAACATGGTTAAGAAAACCAAAAGTACCTTAGCTGAAAACGCTACTCTTGTTAGGCTTACCGCGAAGAATTTTTCGGGCGTTAAGGTTGACAGGGAAGCGCGGAAAGCACTCGCGAAAGAGTTCAATGCAAATGAAAAGTCTCTGCAAAGCAACAAACATCTGCTAGGAACTCCATGCTCTGCGCCCTTTCGGTCCATCGTGAATCGTTTTCGGAACGATAACGGGGGATACCTTGAGGTCACCTTACCTTGGCATGACAATACGCCAGCCGAAAACACTTCGAATAAAACTCAGGTTGTCGGATGGCGCATTTGTCCCAACAAGGAATTGCAGGGCTTGCTTGATAAATTCCAAGAATCCAAACGCGAGTTTGATTCGCTAAAAGAGGAATTCATTAAGGATTACCCGAAGAGGGTTGAAGCTTCGAAGAAAGCTTTGGGAGGTCTCTGGAAACGGCAAGACTACCCATCGCAGTCTGAGGTTGAGGATAAGTTCTACTACCACCTTGAAGTTGGAGGAGTTCCAACAGGTAAGAAAGAAGGTGAGGTGGACATTCGACTCAATCTCAGCAAAGAGCTTCGCGAGCGAATCGAAGCGGACGCTGAAAGACGTATTCGACAAAGCGTGGAAAATGCTGCGAAGGATACTGTCGAGAGCTTACTGTCCGAGGTTAGCCATCTCGCTACCAAGTTGGTTGAGTATGATCCGAAGAATAAACAGAAGTCGTTCTTCAAGGATGCAAGCTTTGACAATTTGCGAGATACGCTGTCCAAATTGCCGACAATTAACGAGGACATTCTTGGTGGAAATTCAGACATCAAGAAAGCTCACCAGAAATTGGTGAAAACTTTCTCAACAATTGGAAGCGATTTGGAGTCATACAGGGAAGACACTGCAGAGTCGAAGGCGAAAAGGGACACTCTCTCCGAGAGTCTCGACAAGTCAGTGGACAATCTGAAAGACAGCTTCTTGGGCAAGGCGTTTAAGTAAGGTGAAGGGGGGAACGATTTTGTTCCCCCCGCTGTATTGGAATGTGTATTCCAACTGATGAGATCGAAAGATCGAAACAGCAAATATATTCATATCACTTGGAGGTGAAACAATGAATATTGAAACGATGAATGAGCAAGCAATGATAGCTTTGAAACGCTCTAACCTTCGCGTCATGCGCGATCACATGAGCTTGTCGAAGATATTATTGAACCTCAAACCTGTGATGTTAGAGAGTGGCACTTGTGCAACCGACATGATTCACTTTTTCTATAATCCAGAATACGTTCTCAGTCGGACTGAGGATGAATTGGATTTTGTTGTGACGCATGAAGTTGGACATGATTACTTTGAACATCCGCTCCGAATTGGATCGTGGAATCTGAAGCTCTTTAATATAGCTGCAGACCTTTCGATCAATTCTTTTCTCGTTTATGAATGCGGCTTGACAATGCCTAAGGGCGGTCTGTTGCTGCCTGAGTATCGGGGATGGGCGGTCGAAGCTATATGCCGCGATCTGGACAACAACCCTGAGAAGCTTAAGGAAATTGTCGAGGAATTAACTAAGGACGATGACGGCGAAGAAGAGACCATGTGGACCCGTTCAGAAGACGGCGAAGACGGCTCCGAAGGCGAAGAGTCCGAAGGCGAATCCGAAGGCGAAGGCGAAGGCGAAGAGTCCGAAGAAACTTGCAATAACTGCGGGACTGAAATCGACAACGGTGGAAACTGGGGTCGCTGTGATCCATGCGCAGATGAAGAAGATTCAGACTCCGACTCAGGTTCCGAAGGCGAAGGCGATGGCAAAGAAAATCAGACTGATAAATATTCTGATTTGCCCGAGCTGGCTGGAGGTGTTGTTGCGCCAAGGCATGATGATGGGACCAAGCTTGATAGCAACGAGATGGAAGAGCTTCGAGGTGAATTCCAACGGGCTAAAACCCTTGCGGAAAAACTCGAAGCAACCTTGCCAGCTGGAAGTGACACTGGCAATTGGACCACAGCGGCAGCGGATAACCCGAAGCACCAAGGCGAAATCAACTGGAAGGAATTGATGAAGGATAAACTCATGGATTCACTTTCGGACGATACGACTTGGTCGCGGCCAAACCGCCGATTTGCATGGTCTGGGACTTATCTTCCATCGCGGCTTAAATCGCCTAATGGCGGCGAAGTTGCGGTGATGGTTGATACGTCAGGTTCTGTTTCACAGCGTGAGCTAGATGTCTTTTCTGCAGAGCTTCAGATTCTTCTGGAGGAATGCGGGATTGAGCGGGTCAGAATCTGCTACTGCGATACCAGCGTTAAGAAAAACAGTGACGGCGAGTGGTGGGACGTTTTTGACCTCGATCAAGAGGACTTGAAAATGGTTAGGCGAGGTGGTGGTGGTACATCCTTCACCCCCCCGTTCAACCTGTTCAACGATTGGTCCGAAGGCGAAGTGGATGACGTAGTTGCGATCATCTACTTCACTGACGGCGAGGGAGAAGTTGATGAGGATGTGGAGCCAGACGTACCCGTAATCTGGGCAGTGACTTCTGAGAGTTGCTGGTCTGAGGAGCTTCCCTTCGGAGAGATCGTCTACATTGATCCGATAGACTTGCGTTGGTAGGTGAGAGAGAGAAAGAGGGCGCGACAAAAGTCGCGCCCTCTGGGCGGGGATAATCTGTCGTGGAATGTGTGTTCCACCTGATGAGATCGAAAGATCGAAACAGACAAAAGTTTTGACTGGTAAAATATTATTTTGGACCGAGATGAAATAACAATTCGTTTTGTGAAATAACAATTCATCTTGTTTTTTTTATTTCGTTTTTTTTTGATCCTAGAATCTCACGGAAAGAAAGCCATCGAGTGTCTTTCATCGAGTGTCATTCATCGGGTGTCTTTCATCCCTTTTATAGCGCGGCCTGCAGAGGGCGGCAAAATTAGAGGCGATCTGAGAGGGGCTGTTTTCGGTGATATCACGACAAGGGTCACTCCCTTTTATCGCGTCTAAGCGCAAATGTGGGCTTCCGAATTTCCAAAAACCACTGTCTCAGACTGAAAGTCTGGCTGAATGAGTCCAAAAGGACGAAACAGGGGTGGATTGGCTTTATCGCCAATCTTGATTGAAATGAAATAGTCGGAGGTGAAATATGAGTAGTGAAAAAAAGTTAGGCCGGCGTATTTCTGGTACTTACGGACGATTAGGCACGAGGAAATTAAAACGTGCAGCGTCCAAGGGTACTCGAAAGAAAATGAAAGATGATCTTTCGTTAAAGGAAAGGGAGGTGAAAAATGGATGAATTGTTAAAAATAGATGCGCTAGTAGATGAGACTTTCTTAAAAATGGCGAACCATAACCTACTCTATGATTTTGATGATGTAGGCGCAGTTGAGGAAATAATAGGCCATCTTTTGGAACTCGGCACTGCTAGTGCTGATAATGTTATTGAAAAACTGAACGCTATCGAAGAAAAGAAGAAAGCCTATCAACGTGAGATTAAATTACTAAGAGATAGAATTGAACTATTAAAATCTAAGGAAAGGGAGGTGAAAAATGTCAGTTGAAAAATCTCAAAGCTGCCCATTCAATGCAGTCGTATCTACTGACCGAATCAAATCCAAAATTGAGAAGGGCAAAGAAGTTGAAGTGCGCTCGATCAAGGATGGGAAGTTCGGATTCTTTGCGGTTGCTTTTGCTGAGGGCGAAACGAGTCCTGTTTTCATAGGTCTTAAAAATCTTGACTTTGCCAGTGATTGCACTGACGAAAGAAAGAATGAGCTTGAGGCAGAAAAGAAAGCTTGGAAGGCGAAACAGGATATGCGCATCTTTGTCGGAACCGATCCAGACTGGATAGGTGAAAGATCAGTTGCATTCGATTGGACTCTGTCCGACAGTGTTCCGCTGCAGAACGGACGATCAGGGTCGCTCAAGAAAAAGGTTCGTCTCTTCTTTCCTCTCGTGACTCGTGCTGGAAAGAAAATCTATGATGAGAAGGACGGAACCATCCCTCAGTGGATTTGGGACGCTAAGTGCAAAGAGCATAGCGGTAAAGTTCTCAGCAGCAGATGGGGATACGCGGTTACTGATTTTCGTATCTTGAAACCGAGCGTTGGCGGTTAGCCCAACGCGGCCAGTCGATGGCTAAAATGCGATGAGAGTAGGTCATACCAAGATTCCCCTACTGACAAATTCGACAGGGAAGGTTGGAAGACGGTCAGTCACAGTCTAGTTGCGATGGGAACAACACTGGTAACAGGTTCCATAAACAAGCAGTGCAAAATTAGGGCAGTAGCAGAAATGCTACTGCCCTTTTTTTTTGCCTGAAAAAACGTACCTGCTTACTTCAGGTAAATAAATATTTACCAGTCCATAAACCTTTCAAAAGATAACTTTCTTGGGGAGACTTTTAAAAAGGTGGGCGGTTAGGGAGAAATGTCTCCCCCCCCTGTTAAGTTTTGAATAGTTAGGTGAAAAAAATATTTTTGAAAAAGTTCTCCGGCATAAACTTTTTTATGCCGGCATAAACTTTTTTATCTTTTCCTTGTCGCTTATTTTTTTATGTTCTGGTGATCCCGACTGTGGAAGCTCAGGCGTTTATTTTTGAACTGCATAAACTTCTTAATATTCAAAAGCTTATACGGAAGAGCCGAGAGAAGCTGGCAACCGCGAGCGTAGTTAACAAAATATTTACTGGTAAAATTTCGTTTTGACCAGAAACTTCTTGAATTTCAAAGACTTAGGGCAGACCACCCCCCGTTATTCCAGTAACGGGGGGTGGTCTGAGCCGCGCCTCCAATCGTGTGCCTTTCCTCGGATCGTGTGCCTTTCCTCGGATCGTGTGTCTTTCCTCTTGATCCAAGTCGGCCAGATGGTTTACTATGAGCACATCGAGACGTTTTGGGTTTACGTTTTCGGTTCACCTCCTGAGGGGTCAAGCAATTGGCCCCTTTTTTTATGTGCATACGCTTTCATAGAGCAAGCAATATGCTATTATGATGAAGATAAAGGGAGGCAATGATTATGGAAGTTTCAGTACCAGTTTTTTCTTGGCAGCGTTGGTGGGAAGTACCCTTCTTTATATTCATCGGTCTTATGATGATCCTTTTCCTTCCCTGTTATTTCGGAATCCATTTGATGCGTAAACACTTTAAAAAAGAAAAGGTTTCTCAATAATGAAGTTTGCTGTCATTCGGCACACCTTCGTCCTCACCCAAATACAAGAAGACCCGCCAGAAAGCGAAGGCAGTTGGGAACATTTTGTCTGGCTTTTCGATGATGAAAGAGACTCCATCGCATTCGCCATCACCCTGCTCGACAGTCCGCTTCTGAAGAATGAATTTGCTCTGGCTGATGCTGTTGAGCAACTTGAAAAACGTGGCTACTACCAGATCGGTGGCGAGAGCGTAGCTGTAGGGGTCGTGATGAACACGGTTGAGGGATTCGGATTAACGCAGGAAGAAGGCTCTCCAGACTGGGAAGAATCAGCAAAGGAATTTGTATCCAATGAAAAACGAAAAAACAATCTTCATTAGATGTAGCGAGGAAACGCTGCTGTTGGCAAAGGCACTCGCTGAACATGAAGATCGATCAGTGAATAAACAAATCATCCACCTGATTCATTCTGCCGCGAAGAAGAATCCAATACTGGCTGGAGAATTAAGCAGGAGGAAAACCGTTTACCCCAACAAGAAAGAGACTAAGTATGGTCTGGTAGAGCTTGCAAAAAGCCTTCAGAAGGTGATTCCCCAAGACCCCAAAAATTAATCAAGGTGTCGCAGCATCTTTGGGCGACATTTACGACTCCATCCCTGATCTCTATGGGATTCCCCACCATCAATGCCCAGAAAATCTTCTCATCCTCATTCCCGCATTCTTGGGAAATTAATCTTTGAACCTTTAGTAATACAACGGACCTGTGGAACGGTTTCGGAGAAGAATTATGATCAGTAAATATTCTTTCCCAAGAAACACTTCCGCCAAAAGCACCCGATTTCGAAATCAATCCCAAATACTGGTTTGCTACGTTGTGCTGCTGTGCCGACAGTTGTTTCAAAAGATACAGCCTGTCAATCGCGTGTTGATCGAGGACAACAGCCTGCCCAAGTCGGTCAACACCTACTCGATGCCTCTTATGTAGGCATCGAGTGCCAGTCTCCCTACAGGGACCAGTCGAAGTCTTCATCCTCGATATCTCCCTGCACTTCTGAATAACGCCCAGTCCTTGGGTCAAAGATAAGAGAAACCTTTCCAGTCTTTCCGCACCAACCCCACCTGACTTTCCAAGCGATCAACTCACAGTTTCCATCTTCTGGTCTTTCATCATCAATTTTCCTGATCGTCAATCCAACGTCACACTTCGAAAACCAGTGCATCGATCCAGCCACATCGAGTCCTCCCACCAATGGACGCTTGCCGTCACGATAACTTGGCTTTGCGGGATGGCTCACAAAAAGGCAAAGAACGTCATAATGCCTGCAGAAAAGTTGAATTTTGGTAAGTACACTGGAGATAAAATCAGTATCAATCGACTTAGCGTGGATGAAATTGAACGGATCGATTACGAGAATTCTGCAGCCACGCATGACGGCTCCCTCGGCTTTCTCTAGAATTTTCTCAATGGTCGGAAGCTCATCGGACCTGTAATCTTGGAACAGGATGTGATCCTTGATCCAGCTTGCCGCCCAGTCTTTTTCGGACTGTGTCATGCGGGGTCCAGAGCCATCGGAAAAGAAACTTTTACCAATCAGAACTTGAGACAACAGCGCGGAGTGCATGGCTGGAGGTTTTTCGAAAGAGCAGAAACAGGTCTTGAGTCCAGTCGAGCGTCCTACGTTTACGATCAATGAATCGAGCCAAGCTGACTTGCCTTCTGACGGCCAACCGCTGATCACAACTAGACTGCTGGTAGTAAGCTTGAATAACTTATCGACAGAGGTGTAGCCAGTTGAAATTCCCCTAGGCACTCCCTGATCATAGAGCCTCTGGAATTCTTCGTGGTAACTGGAAATGTCGTTCAGCCCGTGCAACGGCATCGGAGTTGCATTGATGATGGATTCCCTCACGGCTTCCGAGCCATCTGCCATCAGTAATTCATTGGCATCCTTGTGTGTCCCGTAGCTCACTCTCGTACATCGTCCTGCATTTAATCTTCTGCTTAATTCTGCAGCGAGTAGGTCCCCGCATTTGTCAGCATCGGTAGCTAGGATAATTTTTGTCTGGCTTTTGAACTTGTCCCTTTCTTCCCATATGAATTTGAATCTACCTTCCTCTTCTGGAGCAACGCGGTTCTCTGAGATTTTTGACGGTGCGCCATTCGGAACTGAATAACACTGGATATTCATGTGCCCAGCGAATGCGTTTTGCACGGCAAGGCAATCGAGTTCTCCTTCGGTAATAATAATGCCATCCAGAATAGGAAGATCAGGATCGAAAATTTGCTGACCCCACAGGCGGGATGCTTTTCCCTCCCACCAGAAAGTTTTCGCTCCATTGGCAGACCTCCACTTTACTGCGTCCACGTTACCGTCTGTCAGATAGGGAAAACCTATTACTGGTTTATTATTCTTTTGGTTGAGGATTGCGCCAGCCTTATCAGCAATGACTGGGTCGATCCCGCGTTGCTTCAACCAATCAGCTGCCTGTCCAGACAGGTGGTTGGGAGGAATATTTTTTATATTTGGGGCAGCCTTAACAGGACGCTCCAAGTTGTTGAAATTTATGGTCTTATTGGTAAATACAGACCCGCGCTCACCGCAGTGGTGGCAGTGGAAAACCAATCTGTCGCTTTCGATCTTCACCGACAAGGGCCTGTCGGCTTTGTTTTTTCTCTGGGACTGGCAATCTGGACAGCTGATTTTGAATTGCCCGATTGGAAGTCCTTGGGTAGGTGGCTGTTTTTCGATATGTGCTAAAAAAAATTCTCTCTTCTCTCGTTCTTGGATTTGCATTGGTCCTCCTCATAGTTCTTACTAAGTAGTTCTAACTAAGACTTAGTATAAGATTATTATTATATAATTCTTATACCTCTTCTAAAGATGAAATAAATTTCGAAATTTTCCTGATCATGCGCCTCTCGCGGAAGCTGTCATTCACAAAATCGTGATACTCAGCAAGCTGTGGGTCGTGGCAGAAAGATTCCTCGTTGATATCATTCTGATAAATTGCCCACTCAAGTGCTTGTTTCAGATCGTGCGGAAACGATCCAAGATGTGTGGGTGGCGTGTAAATGTCCTCATCTAACCCTACGTTGATCTTGCCAACAGACAGGGGCTTCTTGCGTTTGAGTGTTCGGTATTTTTTGAGGCACAGGGCATTGCAAAATTTATTTTTCCCCAGACTGGGACTCTCGATTCCGCACCCCAAACAAACCTTGACGCTCAATATCCTTCTGATCGGTTTGATAATTTCCCCGTGCTTGGGGGGAGTGTGCAAGAAAATCAAACCACCTATGCTAGCCATTTGCTTTCCTTGTGATTCTCTTGTCCACCATACGCGCCATCCAGTCTGAAATTCTTTTCCTTGAGACCTGAGGATATTCTAAAATTCTCAGAACATTTTTTCTTGCACCACCTGAATCGATGCCAAGCTCCTGTGAAATTTTCAGGAAGTCATCAGAAAGAAAATATTCTAGTCCATTTTTCTTTAGCTCAGAATCACTACTTCCAACATCTCTGATTGCCTGCTTGAGAATAGCCGAATTAATTTTGAGTGCCGTGAAATTCATTGCCCAAGTCTAGCACCAGAAAAAAGCTCCATCAACCATCTGTGTCTCATGCTTGTCACCACCAACCAACTCTTTTATAATCAGCACCACCCCATCGAAATCATCAAGGAGGCATCTATATGAAAGCCAAGATTTTATTGGCTCAAAAACCCATGCTAGGCAACGAACACCAAGGATACTTGGTAATCGGCCTAGTCAATCTCACAACCCACGACATCGGTTCTGAACTCAGCAAAAGCGAAGTAACTGTTCTATGTAAAGACAGAAGGCTCACCGTTGAAATCTGCGAATGGTCAAAAACTTAGGGGGATAATATGAATTGTGTAATATGTAAAAAACCAATCCTCCCAGACCGTGACGATAAGGGAAAAATCTACTGGACCCAAGGAAACAATTCCCTGCCCGTTCAAGAGGGAAGGTGCTGCAATGCCTGCAATTTTACAAAGGTTATTCCAGCTAGGATAAACAGAATCGGGAAATTGAAAAAGGAACTGGATTCAAGAAAAATTGAGAATCATAAGGAGGCACAAAATGAAGCTTGAAGTAGTGAGCGGTGTTCCTATTCCAGAAACGAAAGGAAAGCCTAGAAAATATCCGCTCGATCTGGATGAGCTTGGATCAGGTGACCATGTACTGGTTCCTATTCCGAAGAATCAGATCGGACAGGAAGTGAAAATTATAAGAAATTTTGTACTGAGATACACGCACAAAAATCCTTCTAAAAAATTCACCATCAGGCAGCTTCCAGAAGGTGTGGGGATTTGGAGAATAAAATAAAGTGAAAAATTACCGCCCTTGGAGGTGGGTCAAACCCAATTCACACCGCAGTTCTCTGGCTAAGACAGTAAAAAAATCAGCTAAACACGAACCAGAATTGTGGCATCCAGTTTCGCGCAGTCATGCAAACCTAGACCCGTGGAACTTGATGTGCTTTCTGGTTGAGCAAATTTCGTGCGCCCATCAGACTGGAGCAAACAAGTGGAACACGGGCGAGGTAGTGCAGGGACTGTCAGATGCTGACACCACATCCTCAAGCAGAATTGCTTTGCTTGGAAGTGGGGACAATCGGTCTAAGGTGGCAAAACTGGACGACACCAATAATATACCCATCAGTCTGGAGGATATTAATAAAACAAGTTCTGGTTATAGTGATTTTTTCTCTGATACTGAAATTGACAATCAAAAAATAAAACTGCAAATCGAAAACCATTACTTGAACTCAACCCCCAAAAATATAATATTTCCTGAGTCCGCAGAACTGCTCCACAGCATCATGGATGCCGACTACCAAACTGACGGATTCAAGCTTTTGAATGACACTCCAAGCTTTCTTCTGATGATACCCAATGATTTTATGCGTGACGGCAAACCCATGAACAGTTTACTTTTTTCTTATTCCTCAAGATCGGAAACGGTTTTTCGATGGTATTGCCATTTGATAAACCTCCTAGGTTGCGTGAGAGGAGACAACGAACTAATTCCTTGGAATTCTGGAAGGATGGGAGTCCAGTATCAGGTGGAAGGAGGGGCAATTACGATAACCGACAAAGAACTTCATTCACTGGGGTTATCTGGAGAAGAAGAAGAAAAAGTAGAATGGATTACTCAGAAAGAGGCACTTGGAAGATATTATCAACTGCATCTTAATTTGCAGGAAAAAATTATGAGAGGACATCCTGACCTTAAATTATCGCCAAAGGACGACATCAAAAACAACGACAAAAGAGTGTCAATTGTTTTTGATGGCAACGAATCTACTGGTGCAATTTCCGTGTCTCCTGACCAGTTACAAAAAACTGCTAATTACGGGCGCGGAGACAAGGAAATCGATGATGAAGTTATGAATTTAATTCTGGAAGGTCAGGGCAACGCGAGCAAAGAGATGTTCCTAGGTGACAAAAGCCCAGTAGAAGAACTCTGTGAAATAACCAGACTGGTTACATCCGTTTTAGTGTACATCCAAGCCTTGGGAGACGAAGTTCTGATCGAGGGAGTGCCTCTCAAAAAGAGGAACGGGCATGGCGGAATACCGATGTCACTTCGGGAAATGCCGAGCAAAAAGAAAAGTAGACCAGTAATATTTAATTTGAAAGGACCCAAGCGGTCGTTCACATCCAGAGCAGGCGGATACAGGCGTTTTCATTTCAGAACACTTACCCACGAAAAATACTATCAGGGAGAACACGCACGAAAACCAAGGGGCAGTCGGGTTGTATTTGTTCGGGATGCTTGGATAAAGGGAATGAAGCCCCATGTACTGACAGATGGAAAAGACATCGATAACAAAGTGATCAGGAGAGAAAACTATGACCATTGAAGACAACTCTGATGCTTGGCATCAGGTCAACAACGAAGAGAGGCAACAAGCTGATCTTGATAAGCAAGTGGAAGCACTTAAAAAAAAGTATGCAGCAGAAAGAAAAAAACGGATTGAGGAAGAGAGAAAGATGGAATCATTGAAATCAGAAAATAAAAAGTTAAAAAAAGACCTTGAAGAGTGGGATCAGGGTAAGTCAATTAAAAGGTTTTTACCCGAATGAAGTTTACGAATAAATTTAACGTGCCTAGCGAGATTATCCGCGCTTATCACAATGACAAGTACAGCAAGGGGGATAGTGATTTTTCCATCACTGGGCTTATCACCCCACCACAGCAGCGAGTCCTCAAGGAAATGTACAGGCCAGAGATTACAATTGATTATTCAGACGAAATCTGGAAACTACTCGGCAGTGGCATTCATGCTGTAATAGAAAGAGCCAACGAAAACTACACGGACAACCTCACTGAGCAGAGGTTCACTGTGGATATTCTTGGAAAGAAGGTAAGTGGACAGATTGACAATCTCAACGTACCCGAAAAGAAACTTGAAGACTGGAAGGTAACCAGTTCCTATACCGTCAAGAACGCAATCAAGAACGGTATTAAAAGTGAATGGGTCTCCCAACTCAATTGCTATAAGTATCTCTACGAGAAATCCACAGGAAAGAAAATAGACCAGTTAAATATTATTTGTTTGTGCAGGGACTGGAATCGTTGGGAATTTGAACGAAGCGGATCGCCCTATCCTGAGTGTCCCATTGCAACCTTGCCAGTTGAAATTTGGGAAACAGAGAAAACTGAGAAGTTCCTTACTGACAGGGTTGCACTTCACAAAGAAACCGACATCGCAGTGGAAATGGGAATAAGGGTAATGCCAGTCTGTACTGACGAAGAACGCTGGATGAAGCCAGACGAGTTCCGCGTCACAAAGAAAGGACGGAAGAGCGCAATGCGAAGATTGCCGTCCGAAGAAGAAGCGAATGAATGGATAAAGAAAAACGTACCAGAAAAAATTCATAAAGATATCAGCATAGTTTTTATCAAGGGAGAAGCCACACGCTGCAAGGCTTACTGCCCTGTTTCTAATTTTTGCAGCCAGTATCAGGAGGAAGTTAAAAACTCCGAAGGAGGGGAACAATGGACGAAGAATTCGAAGGATGCTACATAGCCGTCATAAAATACGGAGACCCTAATTCACACCTTGCTTTAACGTGTGGATTCGGGCCTTTCAAAGACGATGAAGATGCGAAGGGTTGGGTCTCGCGAGCCTATCGTGGAGCCAACGTGATCTCGGAAATAGTAATTATTAATGAGCCATTTGAAATGAAACCAGTTCTGGTTGAGGAGGAAGATTCGTGAGCAAAGAAACAAAACCGACAACTTTGGTTGAAACCCTACTGAAGAAGATAGACGACCCGCTGAAAGACGCAGTGAAGAATATGTCCACCCTGAGCGATGATGACAAAGTTAACATCAGAGGAAAATATTACGCTGAGGTCCATGTTCGTGTGCAGGCTTTTCGTGAAGCTTATGGAGAAAGAGGAAAAATAATTTCAACCATCCATCAAGCGGACGAAACAAAAGTTATGACGGAAACGGTAATCAGCGTCTTTGTGGATGGCTCGTGGCGACAACTTGCTAACGATTTTGCTGAAGAGTTCCGTGGCGCTGGCATGGTTAATAAGACCAGTGCGGTTGAAAACTGCTTGACAAGTTCGATTGGCCGGTCACTCGCAGCTTGCGGCCTAAGCGGTGGAAGTTATGCAAGCTTTGAGGAAGTGGACCACGCTATCAACGAGAAAGCAGAAGCACCAAATCCAGAACCATCGAAAAAGAAGAAACCGAAGAAGGCTGAAAAGAAAACTGACCAGTCAGATTTCAAAAAAGAAATTCTGGTCACAGAGGTTTCCGACAGCCACATCGTGGCTGGAGACGGGCAAGAACTGACCCAAGTCCTGACTAAAAACGGGAAGGTTTTTGATGAGGCTTGGGCTTCCAAATTTCTTGAGGACTACAATGAAATTTCAGATGCAATTCTTAGCGATGGCACTGATGATGAAGCTATGAAGAAATTTCGATCCCTGTACCGTGCAGAAAAGGACAACATAGATATCATGGGCAAGCAGTTTCCAGAACTCAAGATTGAATTCGACAAGGCCCTAGAGAAAAATCTGAACAGATTTCCAGATGAAGTGAGGGGTACTTCCAAATGAGTGCAAGAAAAAAGCATCTGCACGATATCAGCAAATTTTTCTATTCTTGTGAATTGGAGTATAGGGGATTTGGCTTTGATGTGTTAGAAGGAAGAAGTAGATACCGTGACGAATATGATAATGACTAAGGAGGAAAAACATGACGACAAATAGTAGACCACAGGCAGACGGGGCAGCATGGAAAAACAGTTTCAAAAAAGGTGCAAACCACCCTGATTGGACTGGAAAGATTGACCTTACTAGGGAGCTTCTCAAGGAGATTGTGACCGAAATCAATAGTGGGGATAAATCTCCAACAATTGAAATAAAAGTTGCAATGTGGGACAGGGTCTCTAACGAAAAGGGAACTGAGTTTAAATTTATAAGGGTTGATCTTCCGATGAAAAAACAAGAGAAGGCAGCTGAGGAACCCGTAGATATTTCTATGGAGGAAGGTGACGATGTCCCATTCTAAAGTTTCTAACATTCAAATTATCAAAGGCACAAATGCTTCGGACGAAACAGTCTCAAAAGCAATGACGATGCTTGGAAAAACAAATCCAGAAGATAAAGTGGAAGTCTCGGACTCAATAACTTGCGTTGGCATTCCAGAAGATGGCCTTCTGGTTGTGTGGCCTGATCGCGATGCTATTCTGGTTCCGCAGAAAGAGGGATAATAAATGGAAATCGAAGAAAGCTGGATGGATAAAATAAGAAACTTTTCTGCAGGCTTGCGTGAAGCAGAAGAGAGCGTCCACAGGTGGGATGCTGAGATAAAAAAAATCCTAGCCTTGAAAAAGACTGAGGCACTAGGTGATGGGTGCAAGACGAGTGCTTCCCAAGAACGGTATGCAGAGGTGCAACCTGAGGTCTATCAGGCAAGGATTAACTTTGCCAAAGCCAAAGGCCACCTCGCTGCTGTACGCTGTCAGTTAAAGGCTATCGAGATAGGGTTCGAAGAGTGGCGCACTAGGGTCGTCACCGCGAGAGAGGAACGCAAACGATATGGAGCTTAGTAATTATTTCCACAATCAAAGCAGCTTGGCGTAACTCCAACAAGTTCCTTGGCTGCTTTACCCCTCTACCAAACTTACAAGTAGGTGCACCGAGATTGGTAGGGGGGGTTTTTTGTTTGGGTTAAGGATCAAAACCATCGTGTTAAAATTATTAATAGTTGGTTGTACCTTTTTTAGCACTTCTTTGGGTGCATATCAACGCCCCTCTATCAATCATCTATTGAAATCACCAATAGGTATACAAGGTTGGTAGGGGGGTTTTTAACCGAACTACAGGAAAGCCCATCAAAGCCCATCAAAGAAAAATACGCGAGGAAAAGGCACTCAAACCTTCTGAAGATTTATTTGGAAGATGGTGGGAAAAGATTGATACAGACATCAGAAAGGCTGAGGTCAGAGAGATTAGCTACGGGCAGGCAAATGAAATTATAGAAAAATACGAATGGCTCGGATGTATGCCAGCAATGGTAAAAGTTTGTTACGGAATTTTCTTTGAAAATGTATGCGGTGGGGCGGTAGTTTTCAGCGATGAATATGCAGAAAATCTCGGAGTCTGGGATAAATACGATTTCACTGGAAAAATTATTTTGCTGTCCAGAGGAGCTTGCGTACAT